AGTTCTTCTTTCAAGGTGTCGTCCAGATTCGCGTATCGGTGGCGTCCGAAGTTTTCAAGCTGGTGTCGAAGTCCGTTACTTATATTCATATATCAAAATTAAATCGGAAATAAGATAGGCAACGAAGGCGAATGGAATCATTGACCAATCGGTGCAAAGATAAATCGCCAGCGCCGTCCAGAAGGACAAGCATGACTGACAATTGAATGGTTTGGTGTTCGGCAAATCAAAGGACATTAACGCCCTTGCAATCGCCACCGCTATAATCGTGTAAATCATTTTTAAATTGTTTTATTGTTTTATGAATTGTGTCAAGTGAAATTCCCGTCAGTTCTTTGATGTCCCTGAAGGTCATTCCGCAAAGGTGCATTTTTGTAATTTCCTTGATGAATGGATCGCCATGGTTTGAATGAAGATAATTGTCAAGGATTTCGCTGAATTCATTGTTCGAAGGTGAATCGTGTGAATCAATTACGTCGTTGATTGCTTCGCCGTCGCTTCGGTACAGTCGCCAGAATTCCGACCTTTGCCAGTTCCATTGATTATAAGCGAAGCGAGCGAAAACAGCTGGAATGTCGGAAAGATGAAAGTCAAAGCGGTACATGAGAATAAAAACATGACCAACCAAATCCGCATGAAGTTCGTGGTTCGAAGTAATTTTCCGAGCGATTTTATATGCTTCATCTTTCCAGAATTCCATTGTGCTAAATTACAAAATAATTAAACCAAGCGATAAAAAATTCTTGTCCGACTGGTTTTCCTTTCATGAAGCGATATAACATCGAGTAATTGACCTTCATGTCTTCGGACAAGTGTTTCATATTGTAACGCTTGTTCAGCTTCGAAGTTGTCATGATTCGCATCCAGTCAACAACGTTCTTGTCGTTAGAAAGGTAAATCGTCATCGTTTTCATTTGCTGGTGTTGGTGTTGTTTGTACTGGTTCGCCTGAAAGATTAATTGACCAAGCTTCGACGGTGTTGAAATACTTGGTAACACCTTCAGGTGATTTCCATTCACGACCACGAAGGTTGTAATTTACTTCGACCACATCGCCAGCGTTCAGGTTCGCAACCAGGTCACATTTGTCATTCACGACTTGAAAGGTCAAGAATTGTGGATATTTTTCATCGAATGTTTTGATTGTTAAATCTTGTTTGCGGAATTTTTCCGACATTGTTTGTAATGGCGTCACGTTGACAACCGTTCCTTTTTCTTTGTTCATGTTTATTGTATTAAATTTATTACTATTAAAGCGCCGACGACGTAACCGAAAGCCAGCGAAAAAGCCATTTTGATTCGTTCATTCCATTGTTTGCTTTCAACCATGTAGCCAGCAAAAGCCAACGACAAGAATGGCGCGATGAAAGCGAACACAATCATTCCGAAGGTATTCTTGTCCGCGACAAATCGAATGTAAAATGTCGAACATATTTCCAAGACAACCGCGGACGCGAAAATTATTGCGTATTTCATTTGTCTAAGTTTATATCATTGTCCTGAAGGATGTCGAAGAATTTTTCCCGGATTCGTTCAACGATTTTAAATTCTTCGTCGCTTAGTTCTTCGTATTTCCAAAGCGTTCGAAGTTCGGTGTTGATTTCCCACAACGCGTTCAACATCGCTTGACCTTTCGTTGCGCAATAGAATTCCGCGTCTTCGTCTGGTAGGTTGAATTCAATCGTTGCTTTCATTGTTCTTGTTGTTTAAATTCTATTTCAAATACGGGAGATATATCAATACCTCTTTGGTTTAATTGATATGAAGTCTTTCCTAATTCTTGTTTTACTTTCATTCGTATTCCTCTCCATTTTATTTTACCTCGAGTAATTTCTCCTTTTATTCCTGCTTGCCGAAAATATGGAGTAAAAAATTCATTTAGCATCTTATCCGTCTCTTCCATGATTTGACTGATAATTTTACTTTGCAAATTTTCTAATTCAGCTGGCGTCATTGTTCTTGTTGTTTAGTTAGTCCATCCTTCCACCCTCTCATATATTCTGCATGGTTTTGTTCTCTCTCCATCTCTTTTGCTTCTCTACAATAATATAAGATAGTTCTTAAATCTGTATCACCATTTTCTCTTTGTTCTTGAATTATTTCTTTCAAAAATTCTACTGCTGTTTTCATTCTATTCTGATTTAAAGGTTAATTACTTTCTTTCTTTTTCATGAATCTTTCTATGGCTTCTTCTGTGTTTTCATAGATGTACCAAGCATCTTCACCACATTCTTTTGCCCATTCAATAAATTCTTCTAATAGTTCTTTCATCTTATTCTGATTTAAAGGTTTCTAAATTAATGTATCCATCAAAGTTTAAAATCTTCATATCTTTTCTATCACATCTAATTGCAAATTCAGCATATTCTTGTGCTTGTTTGGATTCCATTTCTTTGGCTTGTTTAACTATATTTTCATCATATTTTGGTCTGAAATCATACCCATTTTCATTTAGATGATTTATATATCCTATCAACCACTCTACTGCTGTCTGTTTCATAATTCCTTTTTTAGTTTTTCTATGTACAAGGTTGCGTCCATCAATTCTTCTTGAAGGTGATTCAACCAGCCAAGCAAATCGATGTCGGTTCGGTCAAGTGTGTGTCCATACTTTTCAACACCACGTTGTGAACGTTCATAATACTTCGACATGACCGCAAGCAATACGGTGTCTTCAATCTTCGATTTCATTCGAGAATGTTTTTTTATAAACTTCTTCAAGTGCAATCGGACAACCTGAATTCAAGTGTCCTTGTTTATAGAAGAATTCAATTTCTTCGTGTTCCATTTCAATCGCGGTGTCAAGAATTTTTGCCACCCACGGCAATTGATTCGCCATGACTTTCAATGAAAGCTGGTCGATTAGGTAATTCGTTGCGGTTTGTTTCATTTGTTATTCAATTTATATATTCTTTCCAGATAGTATTCGGTCGCCAGTTGACAACGTTCAATCATTTGTTGTTCAAGTTCAAGGTCACGTTCAAACAACATCGAAGTGATTCGCTTCGCTGGATCGATGTGGTCAACCTTGTGAAGCGCTTTGTCATCGTATTGTGTCAAGAATTCATCCCACGTTGACACCATGCAATAAACAAGTTCAAATTCAGGTTTGTCGTATAGCAACATATAAGCACGACCTTGCCATTCGTAATCTTTCGAATCGATGTCTTCAGGCAATTCCGGGAACGTGTCAAGCGACCAGCTTGTTTTGATGTCAATGATTGATGACACGGTGACAATGTCACATTCACCAGTCATGAAGTCGTTTGTTTTGCGAACCGCGTTCTTGTGGAAATCTTCAAAGCGAACCGCGTTCAAAAGCTGAATGGATTCAAGTTCTTGATTCGTTCCTTTGTCCAAATACCGATTAATTATCGGTGATTCATAACCATAAAAATCTTGTTTTGCGATTTGATTAATGTAACTTTTCGCCGTTTGTGACAAGACATCCGTTTTCGACCGGGACGTTGTCATTAGTTTTCCCATTTGTGAAGCACGCCATTTCATAATTCTTCAATTTTATATCCCCATTCAACATATTGTTCCAAGGTGTCATTCACTTTGTCAGCGAAATGACTTTCACGGTTTTCGTTCAATTCCCACAAATAACCGTCTTCATCCATTCCCATGTAGCACCAGAAGCCACCTTCAGCTTCAACACTATCTTCAAGCCACATTCGAACGTATTTGATAAATTTCATAATTCTAATAAATTTAGTTTAACATTTGACCAATAAATGAAGTCACGCGATTTGATGTCAACGTCCTTCATGAGTTCTTGAACCAGAATCAACGCGCATGATTTCCTTGTCATGAATGTCTTCACCTTCGAATCGTATTCGATGAAGTCAAACAATTCAAACAAATACTTTGCGCGTTGTTCCGCATTCATTTCTTTCATTTCAGTTGATTGATTTGTTCAGGTGTCAATAAATAAGTCGCTTTCAATTTATCAACCGTGAACTTGCCTTCGGAAATTGCCTTCAAAGCGTTCTTGAATCGTTCTTCGTCAATGGTTGGTTTTGCTGAAGGACGTGAAGCTTCGTGTCCGTCGTCGTCGATTGCTTGAAGTGACAACAATGACTGAAGCGTTCCGCGACGAAGATACGTCACGCATCCAAGCATTTTTTGTGGATCAACAATGTTCATCGGAATTTCCATACATGATTCAACCGAATCACCAGTATCGATGTCAATGATTTGTGTGAAGACAAGATTCGATTTGACTGGTTGTAAAAGAATCAAGCCATAAGATAAAAGAATCGGTTCAACCGTTTCAAGCAACGCGTTGATGTCCGCGTAACTTTTTTTGAAATGCGGATTCGTTGCGTTCTTCGCTACCTTTCCGATGTGCTGCTTCGCCGAATGAAGCTTGTGAAACAATCCCTTCGGTTGTTCAGGTGTGACCTCGTCGGTCGTTTTTCTTGTTGTCGCCATAATTATAAGTATTAAATTTCACCAAAGATAAACAAAGTTTTCATTCGTGAAACATTAAAGTGTTAAATTTTTCACACGAACAATCCAAGTGTCACATTTGAACGGTTTGCTGAATCCGATTTCACCTTCTTTTTTCAGTTGTTTGATTTGATGAAATTTACTTCTTGAAATGTGACCAGCAAGCCAACCTTTTGTCATGTCTGGATGAATGAAGACAAAGCAATAAAATTCACATTCTTGCGTTGAATTGTAGTCAGGAACATGACACGTGTAAACTGGTGAAGGAATCGAACGGTTTTCTTGTGTCTTGACTTCAATCTTGAATCCTTCAATCAACAAATCGAAATCGAAATCTTGTGCATGAACCACGTTCCGACCGATGTTGGTGTAATGGTCAAACACCAAGATTTCACCAAGCGCACCGATTAAATTCCCTTCACCTTTACGAATTGAATTGTTCAGGCAATTAAATTTGTATAGCATTTCCGCACGAACGATTTGCTGTTTTGTTATTGTGAATTCAATCATTGCTTCACGAATTCATCGAACCATTCCACGAAGGTGTCAAAGTCACGCGCAATGATATACACACCACCAGCGCGTTCGATTGATTCTTGGTATCGCTTTTGTGCTTCGCTTTGACGGTCTTTTCCGACCTTGACTTCAATCTTCACCGAGCGCCCACGAATAGTCGCTGAAATGTCAGCTGAACCAGCCGTGCTTGTTCCCTTCGTCCACGTCACACCGATGACTTTTCCGTCGGTTCTTTTGTTTTCCCTTGCGACGCCCATTGTATTGATTCGTTCCGCTTGGAATCCGTTGAACTGGATGAACGATGTGATTGCTTTCGTCAATCCGTTCGCGGTCTTGTCGTCCCATTTTTTCTTCACGAAGTAAGCTTCAGGGAAAGACGGATGTCTTTCGATGTCATTCGCCAGCTTCAGCGCTTCAAGTCGTTGTTTGTTTTCTTTGTTCATAATTTAACATTCAATATATATTCCTTATTTTCTTTCCATGCTTTCAATTGATATTCACCCTTTGGAAGTTGCATCCATGTTTCACCAAATGTGGGAATGGTATCGGTGTAACCAATTATTTGAATGTAGTCGTATTGGTTCATTTGAATGTAACCGTAGGCATCGCATTTTTTTGATGCCTTGCACCCTATTAATATACTAATCAACAAGAGTAGTTTTAAAGTCTTCATTTTTTTTCAATAAAGTATTTGCAATAATTGTCACGCTTCAATTTATATTCAAGCTTTTCGAATAGCTTCAAATATCGGTAAACGCTTCGTTCACTGATTCCAAGATACCTTGACATTCCGTTCACGGTTCGCGGTTTGACTTCAAGTAATTGAATCAATTTTAATACTCGGTAGATTTTGTGTTGGTTCATGGCAATCCCTTGATTTCAATCCACAATGTCCCGGCAATTCCGATGACAAGACAACCAACCGCACCCCACCAACCGAATAAATAAATCGCAATCCACCAAATGACAATCGTAAGGATCATTGCTAAAATAAGTAAGTAATTCATATGTTAAAAATTAAAATGGACAATCTGGTTTCGGTGTAAATTCATTCGCTGGTGAACCTTCAGTCAAGATAAAATAACGACCAGAATGATTGTGTCCTTCGGTGTATTTCAATCCCTTGTGGTTCGCGTATTCTTTTACCCACTTCTTAAACTTTTGCGTTGAAAGGTCCTTGAATGAATTTGTTTCGGTTTGGAATTCCTGAAGCTTCGCTTGATTGTAGTGGTAAATGTCAAGTTCAAGATTCCCTTCGCGAACAAATTCGAAGAAGTCCTTGCAAGTCGATTGAATGAAGCGCTTCGTGTCGGCGTTGATTGATGTCGTCGCGGTCAATCCGTCGTTCAGGTATTTTTGAACGTTCGCAATCATGTAGTTGTCAAATCGTGACCAGTCATCGTGTGACCATGAATCAAACAACAAACGACCGTATTCCTTCAATGGCGAATGTTGCGCGTTGAAATACTGAAAAAATTCAAGTTCATGTCTTCGTCGGTCGTGACTTGATCCAGCGCCAGCGATGACATAGTTCGTCGTGATAACAATCTTCGGCGAACGCTCGAAAGGTATATAAATTTCGTCCTTGTTTTTTCGGTTGACGGTTATTCCTTGTGAAACCACGCTGAATAATTGCTCAAAGTCGAAGTTCTTTTTCACGTCGTCGAATGCGAGAATTTGCGTGTCAAGGTTCACACGTTGATAAACGAAATCATTCTTCAATGAATTGAATTGTTTTCCGTCCACGGTGACCAAATTCCTAAAATAATTGATTGCCGTCAACATTAGGGATTTTCCTGAACCGCCATTCGCGTTGTCATCGATTTCTTGATCGTTGAAAATAATCGCTTTTTGTTCGGTCTTGTCTTTGTAAGTGTGCATCAAATACCCAAGTGTCGTTTCAAGCGCTTCACTTCGCGTCTGGTCTTGATTAGACACCTTATAAATGAAATCTTGGAAATCGTTCTTGTGGTTGTCCATTTGAACGAAGTCCCGGTTCAAAATTTGATTTTCCCAAATGTAGCCGTTCACATCAATGTAACTTTTCAGCGTGACGTCCTTCTTCGTGATTGTGACCACGCCGTTCTTGAATGGAATGAACGATTCGGTCTTGTTGTCCTGAAGCATTTTGACATCAATCGAATCAATCATGTTCAGGAAATTTTCACTAAATAGATACGTCGAACGTGAGCAATAATTCCACACCGATATTTCACCACGCTTTTCAAGGTATTTCAAAACGAAATCTTTGATTTGTTCAACCGAAGACAATCGAACCTTGTTTTCATTGACCACTACAAAAGTAGGTGACAACGCCCGTTCTGGATAGTATTTGCCGAATCCATGTTTTGAAAGAAAAGCGCTATATTCATTCGGTTCGATTGAAATCTTTTCCCCGGTCTTCAGTTGTGTGATTGTCCAGAAAACATCTTGATTGTTTTCAA